TGCTCAGCCAGAGCTGCCAGTGGAGTTGCCGGTTCCGAAGCTGAGTACATCGTCCCCGGAGTCTGTACCTGGGATCGTGTCGGATCGGGGCGAGGTTACACTCTCCCAAGTCCGAGACATGATCCAGGGCCTTACGCAGACTGTATCCCTCGTACTGACACGCTTGGATGGCCAACAGGAACTGCTGCGGCAGTCCTTGAAAGTTTCCGAGTCCACACGCTCAGACGTGAAAGCGCTAATCAAGGCTCTTACAACGGCTGGAGTGGTGACTTCGGACGGCCTAAAGGTAGCCAGCAAGATGGTGAATACAGATATAGTTGCAAGAGTTCTTCAGAAGAACATTGCGACCTGTGTGAAAGACTCCATGCGGGACGTTGGAATGCTCGAATCAGGTATTCCTCCCGGAATAGAGTTAGGTATGCAGCCCCCAGCCTCGACGTCTATGGCCCCTCCTTCGACCGAGCATTGCGCTCCCTCAACTATCAGGGGGCTACAGGCCTTGGACGATTCGCGCGACATGCAACTATTGGGGCAGCTCTTGGCTGGGATGGCGTCACATTTGACGCAGCCAGGGTCGAAGAGCTCCGAGCAGTCGTCGCGGAGCGCATCGCCTGTCTCTGCAAAGAAGAAGAAGCGGGTGAAGACGCCGCCCCCCCAGCAGGAGCCGCAGCAGCCGTCGACATCAAGCTCATAATCAAGGATGAGCTTCATAAGAGGAGGAAGATTGAGGAGGGCCGGGAGCGGATAATATTCGTCCTGGCCCTTGAGGACCAGATGGTTGACAGAATGCTGTTCCAGACTTGGCTTGATGAGTCCCCGGACGACGTTACATCCAAAGTTGGATGGAGTCCGTTGCCTGGGGGCTATCGCCAATTTGAGGCTGCATTTCCAGATGGCTGTCTGGCCACCGATTGTTCCGCCTTTGATTGGACTCTCCCTGAGTGGGCGATTCTTGAGGTCATTGCTCTCAAAATTGAGCAGACCCGGGGTGTTACGGAAGATTGGCGCCGTGCTGTTTGGCGCCGAGTTAGTGAGGTAGTAGGTCCGACGTGCGTCGTCCGCCTTCCTACCGGTGAGCGACTCCGGCAGAGAACCTGGGGTCTGATGAAGAGTGGGTGGCTCTTGACTATAGCTGTCAATGGTGCCGTCCAGTCGCTCTTGGTATCATATGGCGAGGTCGCCCTTGATTTGCCTGGCCGCAAGGTCTGGGCAATGGGTGATGATCTTGCTTTTGATGATCCTCCAGATGCGCCACTGTTTGTTGGGGTCATGGAGCACATGGGTGTTGAGATCAAGCAGCACTCACATTGTAGTGAGTTTGCTGGGTATGATTTTGCTGCGCATGGTTGCCCGACCCCGATGTATGCGGTAAAGCATCTAGAGCGCCTTCGTTGGGTCCCGGAGGATATGTTGGAGACATACGCCATGGCCTATGGGCTTTTGTATGCGCTGGCTGACGAATCGGCTAGCCCGGCAATCGGGCTTGTCAAACAGTTTGTCCGCAGGCATTCCCCTTGGCCGGAGTGGATGTATCGCCACTGGGCGTTAGGATTGGACACTGGTGCGCGCTGTGGGCCCGCCCTACCGCCGAGTTTATTCGCGGCTGTTAGGTGGGTCTAGTGCGTTCCGAAATGACATGC